TGGGGCTAATATGAGCGACGCCAAGGACCTTCTCAAGTCCAAGTCCAACTTCGGTGACTGGTGTTCTGTGCATATAGGCATCGCGGTCAGCACTGGCTACAACCTAGTTAAGGTGTACCAGACCTATAAGGATGAGCCTCAGGCAGCAAGCCTAGGCATCAGCGTGCTGAAGGCTCTCACCTACGCCACCGATCCTAAGGAAGCCCTTAGGGAAGCTCTGGCAACCAAAGAAGAGAAAGGCAAGGTAGAGCTGGAGGACGCCAAGAAGATCGCTAAGAAGGCCAAGGAGGTCATTGAGTCGGGGGAGGTAGAGGACTACGTGCCTGCCGATAAAGAGGCTCAGAGGGCCTCTGTGGGGGCCCTAGAGGGCTCTATAGCGCCGACTCTAGCCGATAACCCACAAAGGGGCTCACTTAGCAGGCCCCAACAGGTCGCCAGAGCCAAGCGTCTTCTCAACACCCTGCTGGATTTGTTAGCTATCGAAACAGCTAACGCAGAGATTACCGACAGGGACCTATTAGACGCTGTAGCGGAAATGCACATTTCCCATGACCTCAATGAGGTCGAGGGGATAAAGCAACTACGTGAGTTCTGTTCCATTATCACCAAACCGCTCTTCAGGGAGGAAGCCGAATGAGCAACCAAGAACAACGCATCGCTGTACTTGAGAAGGGGTTTGTTACCCCTATCGGTAGGGCTATGTTCCCCAAGCTGTTCAGGCCAGACACCAAGTTCGATGCAGATGGAGTGTACAGCATCGACATTATCTTTGACAGCAGCGACGACCAATCCTTTGTGTCAGAGCACCTGGAGGCCTTGGCTGGTGAATACCAGAAGATGATTAAGAAGAAGGTAAAGAACCTTCCCATCTCTGAAGTCACCAACGAGGACGGCGAAGATACAGGCCAGATTAAGCTCAAGGCCAAAGTCAAGGCTATGGGTAAGTACGGACCGCGACGACCCGCTGTCTATGACAGCACCGGCAAGCAGATTACGAACCCTATCGACATTGGCAACGGAAGCCTGTGTCGAGCGCAGGTCAATGTCAAGGGCTACAACACTGGAGCCAACGTAGGCCTCACTCTGGAGCTTGTTGGTGTCCAGATCATCGAACTGGTTGAGTACCAAGGAGCAAGCCACTCTGGATTTGAGGCGGTAGAGGGCGGCTTTGTAGCAAAAGAAGAAGAGCAGGGAGGCTTTGATGTCCACGCGCAAGAGGAAAGCGCAGACTACTAATAGTCGGCTCATCTCGAAACGCAAGACAGCCTCTCAGGTCCACCAACGCTTTGAGACCCCATCTGGTCTCGTAGTCAACTCGAAGATAGAAGCCAATGTTGCAGAGCAGCTTGACTCTCTAGGCATCGAGTATGGCTACGAGAGCCAGAGGCTGTCCTACGTTCTAGAACGCACATACGTGCCCGACTTCATACTGCCAAACGGCATCATTGTCGAGGTCAAGGGCTGGTTCCTCTCAGAGGACAGGCGAAAGATGAAGCTAGTGAAAAAACAATATCCTCACTTAGATATACGCTTTGTCTTTCAAAATGCCAGCGCAAAGGGACAGCAATCCAAAGTGACCAACGCAGAGTGGGCAAAAAAGAATGGCTTTCTGTATGCAGAAGGCCTGATACCTAAGGAGTGGCTTGATGAGCGAGGTTCTCTACTCGACTAGATGCCCAAAGTGTGCCGATGAAGGGAGGGACAGCTCAGGTGACAACTTCAAAGTTTACGATGACGACCATGCCTACTGTTTCGGATGTGGATACGTTATCCGTTCTGTTAGTGCCTATGTGGGATCTCTTTCAGGAGTGGAACGCGAACGGCATGGAAAAAGCGGGATCGTTCTCATACCGTCACCCACCGATGCCGGACTGGCTGGAGATGTTGTTGTTAGAGCAAGTGGAGGCGATAGCATGGTTGCACGGCCTGTACGTCTGGATTATTCCAAGCGAGGAGAGATGGCTGGTGGAAATAGATCCAGCATTCAGTACGATGAAACAGCCCACCAAGCATTAAGCTCTCGTGGCATCTCCCTAGAAACCTGCATGTTTTGGGACTATCGAGTAGGGAAGCTCAGCGGCCACCCTGTTCAAGTGGCTGTCTACAAGGACGGTAAAGGCAAGGAGGTAGCTGAGAAAGTACGAACCAGAGATAAGGACTTCATCTGGTTCGGGCCTGCGAAGGAATGTGGGCTTTACGGCAAATGGCTGTGGCGAGACTCAGGGAAGATGCTCGTCATCACTGAGGGAGAACTGGATGCTCTCTCAGTGTCTCAAGCCAACGGGCTCAAGTATCCTGTGGTCAGCCTGAAGAACGGCGCACAGGGAGCCGCTAAAGACATCGAGAAGGACCTCGAATGGGTCGAGCAATTCGATACCGTAGTCTTGTGGTTCGATAACGACGAACCCGGAAACAACGCCGCTGAACGAGTGGCGCAGATACTCAGTCCGGGTAAGTGCAAGATAGCCAGATCACCTGAGGGTTACAAAGACGCCAATGACTTACTGAAGGCAAATCAGGTCTCCAAGATCGTTGATGTTGTCTGGTCAGCCAAGGCCTATAGGCCAGATGGCATTGTAACTCCAGAGGATCTGCTTGAAGAAGCACTGAAACCAACTGAGTTTGGCCTTCCCTACCCATGGCATGAGCTTACCGAGATTACCTATGGCATACGTCCAAAGGAAATCATAGGAATAGGCGCAGGCACTGGCGTAGGGAAGACCGACTTTGTTCAAGAGATCATTCTTCACTTGATACACCAGTGCCAAACAAAGACAGGCCTGTTCTTCCTAGAGGAGTCTCCTGTACTCACTCTTAAGAAGTTGGCAGGCAAGCTGGTTGGCAAGCGTTTTCACATTCCTGACGGTCATTGGACCGCCGAAGAGCTGAGGGAGGCAGTACATAAACTTGGTAACAACATTAAGCTATACGACCACTTTGGGGTGGTGGACTGGGACATCATCAAGGGAAAGGTTCGATATCTTGCGAGAGCGGAGGATGTCTCGGTGTTCGTCATCGACAACCTCACAGCCCTCGTCGCAGACTCAGAAGACGAGAAAAAAGACCTCGAACGAATCCTAGCAGACATGTCCGGTCTGGCCCATGAGCTTAGTGTAACCATCTTTTTCATATCGCACCTGTCCACACCAGAGAGCGGATCGCACGAGGAAGGCGCGAGGGTCAAGATAAGACACTTCAAAGGGTCCAGATCCATAGGGTTCTGGTCGCACTTTATGATCGGCCTAGAGCGCGATCAGCAGGCCGAAGACGAGCATGAACGCAACGTAACTACTGTACGCATTCTCAAGGACAGGTATACAGGTAACAGCCTGGGCCACACGTTCAAGTTGTTCTATGACAGAACAGAGGGAAGGCTAGTAGAAGAATCCGATACGTTTCCACAAATCAATGGTGACTACTAATGAAATACGCACTCATCTTTGCTGCTCTAGTAGCAGCGAACGCACAGGCTTTCGATGTTGTAATCGACGGTAAAAAGGTTGAAGTTGATCGCATCGAGATCATTACAAAGAGTCCTCTAGAATGCTCAGCTGAAGATGCAACGTATGACTTCTACGACATAGATAAAGACGGTCGTTTTGAGGCTTACGGCACCGAATACTGCTACAACCCTTGCTCTGACCTTCCGCCAGAGCCCTGCACAAACTAAGGAGCTACCATGCGACTCTTGTTCGACATTGAAGGCGACAACCTGTTGCCAGACTTGACTACGATTTGGTGCGGCGTCGCCATTGATGTTGATACAGGAGAAGTGTGGAAGTTTGGTCCAGATCGCCTGCTGGAGTTTACTGAGCTTCTGTTTGACGCTCAGGTTCTGATTGGTCATAACATCTTGGGATACGACCTTCCAGCCCTTGAGGCAATAATGAAGTTCAACAGTCCCATAGCTACTAAGGGTCTGTTAGACACTCTTCTGCTATCCAAGCTGTTGTATCCCAACCTGTCAGAGATTGACTACGCCAAGGTGAAGTCCAGCCTGCCCCCACGGCTTCTTGGGAGACACTCCCTTGAGGCTTGGGGGCATCGCTTGGGCTACCCCAAACTCGAGTTTTCGGACTTCTCTCGATACACCCCTGATATGCTAGAGTACTGCGTTCAGGATGCTCAGCTTAACGTCAAGCTGTTCAAGCTGCTAGAAGAGCGCATGGCTAAGTTTGAGCTTCCTGAAGCAGCTATAGAGCTTGAGCACACCGCTAGGCAGATATGTCTGGAGCAGGAGTGGACTGGTGTGTGCTTCAACGAGATCGCCGCTAGGCAGCTCGAGCAGCGGCTCAGGGCTCGTGCCGAAGAGATAAAGACTGAAGTGCGAGACACCTTCGAGCCTAACATTATACAGCTCAAGACCAAAACCAAGACAGTCCCGTTCAACCTGGCGTCAAGGCAGCAGATAGCCGATAGGCTTATTGCTCGCGGATGGGTGCCTACAGACTACACCCCATCAGGCCAGCCTCGTGTTGACGACGACGTTCTTGCAGGCATCAAGGGAATTCCTGAGGCCGCTCTGTTGGCCGAGTACTTCATGCTGCAGAAGCGTCTAGGGCAGCTTGCGGATGGTAAGCAAGCATGGCTAAACAAGGTCGATGACAAGGGACGCATCCACGGTTCTGTGGACACCCTAGGCACTGGCACGTTCCGCTGTTCCCATAGCGACCCCAACATGGCTCAGGTTCCATCCAGCGCCGCTCCGTTTGGACGCGAGTGTAGGGAGTTGTTCTTTGCCCCTGAAGGCTACGACATGGTTGGTGTGGACGTATCCAAGCTGGAGTTGGTGGTACTGGCCCACTACATGAACGACCGCAAGTTCTCTGAGGCTGTAATAGATGGTGATGTACACCAGCTGCTCGCTGATGTTTACGGCACCGACAGAAGGACTGGTAAGACCATTACCTACGCCTTCTTGTATGGCGCTGGTCTGAAGAAGATAGGAAGCGTCATAGCTCCTACTGGATCAGAGAAACAGCAGATCAAGGAAGGGCAGATCATCCATGCCAACATGAAGAAGCGCCTTCCTGCCTTAGCCATGCTGAGTGCTGGAGTCAAGAACAAAGCTGAAAAAGACGGCCACATCAAACTGATTGATGGTCGTAGGTGTCCTGTTCGTTCTGCACACAGCGCCCTCAACTTCCTTTGTCAGGGGTCTGGCGCAATCATCTGTAAGAAGTGGATGTGTAACGTACACCGGGACGCCAGAACACACGGGTTTGTCCTGAATCGCCACTGGTTTCAAGTGCTGTTTGTTCACGATGAGTTGCAGTTCTACGTTCAGAAGAAGCTGTCTGCTGGATTCGGTGAGTTTTGTGTTCAATCCATAGCTAGGGCCGGGAAAGAGCTTGGCCTCAGGCTGCCGCTTACAGGAGAGTACAATGTCGGAGCAAGTTGGGCAGATACCCACTAAGACTCGCTGCAGGGACATGCGGCGGCGCTATGGCATCACCAAGAAAGACAGAGACCGTATGCTGCATGAACAGGAGGGCTGCTGTGCCGTCTGTGGGGCCCACTACAGCTGTGATATCAGACACCGCGGCTCCTCTGTACTACATGTGGATCACTGCCACGATACAGGGAAAGTAAGAGCCTTGTTGTGCAGTCACTGTAACAGAGGCCTTGGACACTTCATGGACGACCCACAGCTTCTTGCTGCAGCAGCAGAGTATCTCACCTATTGGAGACTGACACATGCGGTTCAGTAACATTGAACACGAGGCACTTCTGGCCTTACTCGGAGAGTCCGAAGAAGGGTTGGTCAAATTCATACACGACTATCTAGGCGCTCCTGCTGGAATCTACGTTACGCAGCACTCCTTGAACTGGTCACAACTTTACAACTACATCGGGCTTCACATGCACTTAGTGTCCGACAGCGATCTTACGGAGTACATAGATGAAACTAGCAGTTGATGGAGACATCTATGCCTACCAGTATTCAGCATCAAATGAAGAGTACGTAGAGTTCGACGGCTGGTTGTTGCCGAAGTGGGACCTGCGTGAGATGAAAGCACAGTGGAAGCACTTCTTGTCTGAGAAGCTGCCACGTCACAAAGAGTTTGTGGTGTGCTTCTCTGATTCAGTCAACTTCAGGAAGACGGTAGATCCAACGTATAAACAAAACCGAAGCGGTCACGCTAAGCCTGTCATGTACAGGCCGCTGGTGGAGTGGATCAAGGAAACCTACCCATGTCTGGTCTACCCAACGCTAGAGGCAGACGACGTTATAGGCATCCTGGTTACTAGGGATAACTTTGTG